CTACTATATCAGCTACTCGCAAAGATAAACACTCAGCAGCTTCAGCTGTTAAAAATAACATTGATTGTAATATATGTCTTGTTGCTGTATTCGAATTAGCAGCTGCCATTTTTTGAACACCTACTAAAGCATTTGGATCTGGTTGAGCAGCATCTCTAGCTTCATTGAGACCAGTTACATCTCTTATCATTTGTAGATAGTAATTGTACGTTTGAATCAAGGATTGGAGTTTACCACTACCCATACCATTCTGAATTTGCTGTATAGGTACTTTACCTGGATTCATCTCACCTTCTGATGTGAAGCTTCTACCAATAACACTACCAGTTTGGAAGAACATATTTAAAGCTTCTTGGGGATTGTAGTTTGTTCCATTACCAAGATCTATTTCAGCTAAACCATCGGCATCCAGAAAAACACCATCTGGCACCATTCTAGATAATACCTGTTGTAGTTTTAAATGTGTTAGTTGAATCATATCAGCAAAACCTGTAATTCTACTAACAAGAGATTCTATTCTACCCTCATATATTCTAGGTGCAACAATTTGATAATTCATCTTTACTTTAGAGAAATCAGATTTTGTTCTCATCATATTAGGCATCATTCTCCATCTTAATAATGTTTGAGAACCTAAAACATAAACGCCTTCAAACAAAACTTCAGTTACTCTTTCTAGTTTTTCAAATTCACCTTCTTTCTGTTTATCTTTTGGAGGATTAAAATTCTCATCTTTTTTGATAACCTTCTCAGCACCACTTCCGGTTTTCTTTAATTTATATATGTCATTAGAATGTGTTTTGTAATTAAAATACAATACTTGTATTTGATTTTTATCCGAATGAGGTGTGTGCGATATAGGATCGTGAGCGTAATCAGTAAACTCTTTTATTTCCTCTTCAGTTAAGTCTGGAAACTGCTTTACTAATTCATTAATTGGAATAGTCTTTACTTCACCAACATAATATATGTCATCAAAATATGGTGAGTCTGTGTGTGACCAAATTAAATTAGCTGGATCAACATATTCGATCTTAGCTCCTTCACTAAAATCAAAAGTTGTTTTAGTAGCACCTATACCTATAGTAGCTATATCATATAAAGTTCTTCTTCTAACTAAATCGTAATTACTTCCTTCAAATAAAACGTTTAATGCTTGCTCTTCAGCTAGTTCAACAGCTTGTTTATAGTTAAGCTGCATGTGTAGTTGTAACTCTTCTTGTGTATCTGGTAATTGCTCTGGTGGATTTTCGTAAGTGTCAAAATTAAATAATTCTTTAGCTAAATCATTAAACTTACGAGAATTCATATCTCTAAGCATAGATTCCATATATTCGG